AGTCCTTTATGGGTAAACTGAGCAAGACGCGGGTTAAGAATCGAGCCCCTTCATATCGTGAGATATGTCGAAAATCGGATGAATTCAGGGGAAGTCCTTCGGGATAATCCTGAGCCAAGCCTGGTAGGAACAGGAAGGTGCAGAGACTAGTGGGTGGTAGACGCTTCTACCGTAATACCACAATAGCGTCCGACATCTCATTGAGATGATGATATAGTCCACACATCGTAGAAATACTTTGATTCGAGCGACTCCCGCCACCTCCACCATTGAAAAGGGTCCTTAATTGGACCCTTTTCTTTTTTCAAAAATTAAATCAAAAATTTTAAGTAATTCATTTTCTGGCATATCACCTTTTAGGTGATTGATTGCCCGAGAAATCCATTGAATGTTTCCGTTAATATAGCCTTTTGATGAATCAATTCTATCTAATGACGCAGAAGTTATAGGGTCTTTTTTTATTTTACCATAACTATTAATTTGTAGTTTTATCCCCAAATAAGGGCAAATCCCATTTTGGGATTCCCATACTTGTTTTAAATCTTCAATTGAAACATTAACTTCTTTATTTCTTTTATTAATATTTCTATAGTGGTATTTGAATTTTGTAAATTCATCTTTTCGGTTTCCTGAGTGTTGTGATATATTATAGTCACTTTTTTTCTCGCCAAAATTTTTGAAGTTATTCTTCCCAACACAAGTTCTAGAACAAAAATTTTTTCTATTAATTTTTAAATTACGAGTTATCTCGCTCAACGGTTTTTCAAATATAATACCACAATTATCGCAGGTGCAACTTCCTATTTTTCTACCTTGATGTTTCATACGTATAAATATAGTGTGGAGGTGGAAAAAATCAATGGAGATGAAATTTTGAATATTAATGTATTCGTATTTTTTTATTACCCCCCTTGTCTATTTGACACTTTATACTATATTTATTTAACTAATAAACAAAATTCTTTACACTATGAAAAACGTAATTTTCGCAATCTTCGCAGTAGCCATGTTGGCATCTTGCAGTAACACTTCTGAATCTGTATCTACCGATACGGTATCTGTTGACAGTTTAGCTGTTGACACTACAGTTGTTGAGTCTGTAGACACAACAGTCTCTTCTGAAGAAATCAACGCAGAGTTGAATTAATCTTTAATTCTGTCTAAAATTAAAAAGGGGTCATTGACCCCTTTTTTTATTTGTGATAGTTTGGGTTTGTTTTCTAATAATTTACATAGTCAAATATTTTCTAATAAAAATTTCATAAATGTGATAAAATACAAATCTGTGTCGTATATTTGTATTGTTAAACCACCACACACCATGACAACAAACAAAACCATCATCCTCGACAAAGTAAAAGCCTACAACGGTTCAAACGACTTCATCCGCAAAATGAGCGAGTCGCTTCACAAGTGGGGTCGTCTCACAGATAAACAATACGCAGTTGTTGAAAAACTCGTTATCAACGAAGACCGCACCAAAGAAGTTAATATGGAGTCTCTCCCGACGGAGCTTCGTTCAATCCTTGAATACAACGGTCAGACCGCATTCATTGTGGACCTCAAGACTAAATACTTGACCTACCGTAACCTCACCGACAAACAAATCCAAAAAGGATACGAGGCAGTAAATCGTGAGAAAGCAAAAAACTCTCAAACCACCCTTAACCTCAAGTTGGTAGGTAACACCATCAAGTTGGGTCGTTCAATCGCCGAGAAAATCAAAGACGCTAAAGGTTTGGAGTTCTTCCCAATCTTGGTTGACGTGACCGAAGTGATGGTAATGAGTGACAAAGCATTCAAACTGAAAGCCAAACTCACCAAAGAAAACGGAGGCATCTGCCGCTGTTGCGGACGAACCCTCACCGATGAGATGTCTCGTCTGACCGGTATCGGACCCGTATGTTCAGCACACATCGGTGTTAAACACCCCGAAACCAAAGCTGACCTCCCACAATACCGTGAGAGAATCAATAACAAGATTGACGAAATCGGTGAGTTTGAGTTCTGGATTCCAAAACGTGGAATCGTACAGTGGAACGGGACTGCGGGTGTGATGTTGAAGTTCTAACAAAATGGGGGTGAAATCCCCTATTTTTTTTAAAATAAAAAAAGGGGAGTTATCTCCCCTTTAAATAATTAAATACATTTACACATTAGTCCTGAGTGTTTGATAAACTTTCACCGTCTTCCTCATCAACTTTTTGAATCAACATTTTATCTCTATCTTCAGAGTTGAACCAATAATCAACCACTTTATTAAGATTACCAACGAACGCACCGAAAAGAATTAATAACATTTCTTTCCAATTTTCTTGAATTTCAATTCCAAAGAAAACCGCTGAATTGATACCTAAGATGATAAAGAAGAAAAGAAATAAAACAACCAAGGTAATCTTCCAACGGTTAGATTGCATTTGTTGCAACATGTAGTAAAATCTGTTTTTGTCATCTACTTTAACGTAACCGTCACCACCAGTAAATAAATTTTTTAACTTTGTCATTATGCCAAATCACTTGATTCAATTAATGTATATGTGAAAGAATTTCCATGAATTGCAGATGCTTTTTCACACAACGCCATAAATTTATCAAAGTCAGTTATTGTTGAGAAAACCTGACAACCCTCAGACCAGTTTTCAACATATGTTGAAGTTCCTGTTGCCGATGAACGGTGGATGTTAATACCAAAAATACCCTCAGCAATTTTTGTTTCATCATAAGTAAGGTCACGGTTTGGGTCACGATAAACTTTGACGGGTTTAGCTTGTCTTAAAGCTTTGTACTTACCTTGATGAAGACCAATAGAATGTGAACCTCTATATTGACCTTCAACTAATCTTGCAACACCCGCAGCGTTGTGGTATTCCATTACACCCTTTTTACCAGGGTCTGTGGTTGCATTCCACACATGGAATTGCCACTCACCATTTAGTTTATAAGAAACTGTGATTTTGTCATCAAATAAATTTGTGACTTTGTTTCCTGTTGCTGAGTTTCTTACCCCAACAATGTTTAGGTCATAGTCTTTAGTTCCTTCAAACCAAACATACCCTTTGCCCTTTACGGCCTTTTCAATTTGTTCCCTTGTGTACATAATTAAAATTTTAGTTTATTTATTTATGAATAAATACTTTTTGATTTGATGAAATCATTTTGTATATTTGCATAGTAATTAAAAGACATGGACAAGGTACTAGTATTAAATTCGGACTTCACACCGTTAAATGTAACGTCACTTAGACGTGGTTTTATCTTGGTGCAAAAGGGTCGTGCCGAAGTACTGAAAAAGGGTGACGATATTGTTACAACTATTGGTAATTTTGTAAGACCAGTTATTATCAGATTACTAAATTTTGTTAGATTTAGACCAACCAATTTGACTGTTTCTCGTAAGCGTTTATTCAAACGAGATAATTACCAATGCGGATATTGCGGTTCACAAAAGAATTTAACGATTGACCACGTAATACCTAAATCACGTGGAGGAAGTAATGGTTGGAATAACTTGGTAACTTGTTGCAGTCGTTGTAATAGTTTTAAAGGAGACAAAACTCCTGAAGAAGCTGGTATGAAACTACAATTTAAACCAACAGTTCCAAACTTATTCTCAAGAGTGGTTGATGAAAATGTAGAAAAAGTTTGGAATGAATTTGATTACACCTTTTCTTAGTACTTTTTAGTACTTATATTTGTGTAACAATTGCCGACGTGGTGTAAAGGTAGCCACGAGGGACTTAAAATCCCTTGGACAGTGATGTCCGTGCCGGTTCGAGTCCGGCCGTCGGTACAAAAGAAAAAAGGTGTACTTTCGTACACCTTCCTTAGATGAAATCACCCCCTTTCTTTTAGTGATTTATGAAAGAATATTATCTCTAATATCTTTCAGTTTCAACTCCATCTTGGAATTGATGTCTCCCATCATAGGACACAGTCTATCAACAAAAGAATCTTCCAATTGTTTCTTTGTTGTGTTATCTTTTACAAAATCAGCCATTTTGTTTTTCATAAAGTCAGGTAAATCATTTAAGTATGTACCTGAGAAATCTTCAGTATCACCGATAGCTTTCATAATTACTTCCTTTTCAAAACCTTCATAACCTAACTTAGTTACTAAGAAATCAGAAAGTTTTGATTTAACAGTATCCATAAATGATTTACCATCATCTTGGAACATTGAATTAAGAACTTGTAACAAATTTTCATTAATATTGTTACTATCAAAAGATTGTTTGTTCAAATACTTAATTTCAGAGAACAGACTGTCAAAAGATTCTACTAATGCAAATCTCTTCTTGATTATTGAATTTTCAATAACCATATTCTGTCTTTTTTGTTCAATCTCTTTGATATAATTTTTAATAGTATTATTCATATTACTCGATATCTAAAAGGTTCGCACCACAACCAACCGCCCTTTCGGCGAAGTTAATTTTATACTTACAATATTCTGTATTGACAAACTTATTCTCAATGTCATTCAAATAAACATTAGTCTTACTCTTAACTAACTTACCGTTTAAGAATCCCGCATCTTTTGTTCCCCAACCATCTCTGTACTGTGCTCTACATGCGATGATAAATTCGGCAAATGCTTTTCTAGCTCCATCACTCATAGTCTTTCTATCCATAGCACCGTCGTGATAAAGTTTGATATTTTGTTTACACAATTCCTCAGTAATGTTTTGTGAGGTTAAACTACTTGCAATTGATTCCAAACCAGTCGAAGTTAATCTTTTGATTTTATACATTTTAAATGTTGGGAAAGACTCAAACGCAGATTCTTTACCTTTCAAATCAATTACTTCATACATTGACATGTCGGCATCTGCAGGTTTTGATGTTTCGTAACCCTCGTTAGCATATCTCTGAACAACTTTCTTTTGTTCATCATTCAATGTTTTCATTACAGGTACTGTTCCTTGTGTTTCAGCAACTTTTACTACTGCCTCAGGTTTTGGTGCAACACCCATACTCTGTTCAGGTCTTACCTGTGTTTGGTTTTGTGTTTGACCTATTTGTGTAGGTTGGGATGCAACTCTTTCTACTTTTCCTGAACCTGTTTTTGGCTGTCTTTCACTAGTCAAAGCAAAATTACCACTTCCAATATTTCTAACATACATTCTTGATTTAAATGATTGTTCTAACAATACTGATAAACCAAAACCAATTCGTTTGTAATTATCGGCAACTAATTTGATATCAGGAGTAGTCAAGAAATCAACATAGTAAACCATAACATTTTTTTCGTTTTGTTTGTAGAAAATTGCGGCTCTTACAAAGGCATCGTCGTCATCATATTTTTTACCACCAATATTTTTAAACTTTGGAAATAGTGTCATCACTGCCTTTTTATCATCGTCAGAGAATTTTATTTCTTTTTCATCTTGGTCATAGAAAGTAAAGTCATTGAAGTATCTCAATGTATCCTTAGATGGTTCGGCAACAACAGGTTGTGTTTGTTGTACGGTTGGTTCAGGTGTTGGTTGAGGTTCAGGTGTTGGTTGAGGTT